AAATATTGCAGCGCCTTGAAAAAGTTAGGAAAAGAGGGGAAGGTTACTTAGCATGCTGCCCTGTTCATGATGACAGGTCCCCATCAATGACAATTAAAGATGTCGGCGACAAAATTTTGATGTATTGTTTTTCGTGTGGTGCGAAAGGTGATGAGATAATAAAAGCCCTAGGTTTGCCAACTTCTGTTATATTCAAGGATGAAGGAAAGACAGATTTTGATAAACGTGCGTACAAGCTTGAAAAGACACAAATAGACGATGATTTTTTTATTGCCGTGTATGAGAAAGCTAAGCGCGATGGAGAGATAATTACTCATGCTGACCTTACAAGATATCGCCTGGCTAAAAGCAGAAAAGAACTACGAGCCGAGCAGGGCAGAGAAAGACGAATTGCAGCGCCAGGTTGAGGCAGACATTAAAGTGTTTTTGGATGGGGGCGGGGTTATAACCGTCATCAGGCCTGGGTCTACACTCGAACAAGATTCGTTCAGGGCGTTTCATAAAAAATTGTTGGTAAAGTGAGGGAGAAGGTATGAAGGTGTTAGAAGTATTTACTATGTTGCTGTCAGCAGTATTGCCAGCTGCAGTGATGTTTACGTTGTTTTTTGGTGGCCAGATCAGCCTGGCTGATAAAATTAGTGATTATTATGCGAATGGTGGGGCTTACTACGCTGATCGCTCAATACTATGTGGAGATAGATAATGAATCAAAATGCTTACCAGGTAGACAAAAGCTATACAGATACGCCGCTGCCGGCAGGTTCTTTGATCGGGAATGTGGGTATAACAATCCCGGTAGATAGTACAAAAGAAAAGGTTACCACCCTGGAGAGATTTATCACGAAAGGCCTGGACCCTGAGTCGTTGATCGCCAGCTACTTGGTCAACAGGGAAAACAAAAGGCTTGATGTGATGGCCAGGTCGGGTAAAGCAATACTGAGCAAGGGCGGCAGGAAGATGCCATACATCAAGTGTGACAACAAGTTCTACTATAAGATCCCACAATCATTTGAGGTCATTGTGAAGAGAATGGAGAACAAAAATGTCTAAGATTATCAGCAAGATCAAATGTCTACTTCTGAAACATGATTATATATATGTCATGTACTTCACTGATGAAGAACGTGTATGCTTACGCTGTGGTAAAAGAGCCGGTGGGGGTATATCATGAGTAAGGGTTCAACACAGCGTCCCGCACAGGTCAACAGAGACACCTACGAGGCCAATTGGGATGCCATATTCGGGCACAACAGGAGACTCAAAGATGACGGAAGAAGATCTAGTACCATTGACAAGGACAGAGATAGAAGGCCTGATGGATCGGGCGGGGTTTCCAACAACCAATGAGAAGTTTTTAGAAGTATGTTTCAGGGTCGCAAGACTAATCGAAAGAGCACACGGGATTACACTATATGACAGGCCGCGGCAGACCAAGCAAGTTGACTGATGACCTTATCACCGAGGCAGAGAAGTATGTTGCCGGAGGGTATATGGAGAACGCAGAAGTCATACCAACGATTGAGGGTTTGGCTGTAAAGTTGTCTGTGGCCAGGTCAAGCATTTACAAGTGGAGAGATGAGTCTGAGCAATTTTCGGACATTTTAGAGGGGCTAATGGCAAAGCAGGCCAAGAACCTCTTCAATAGTGGGCTAACCGGTGATTTCAATAGCACCATAACAAAGCTGATACTAACCAAGCATGGTTACAGCGATAAACTGGAACAGGACCACACCTCATCTGATGGAAGTCTCAAGCCCACTAGAATCATCCTCGAAGGCGTCACCACCGCCAGCGATATTACAGATACCTGAGAAGCTAATCCCTGTGTTTCAGGGTGGCAGCAGTTACAGATATCGATGCGCATACGGGGGCAGGGGTTCAGGCAAGACCAGGACCTTTGCCTTGATGACAGCGGTGCGGGGATATCAGGAGGGTATGGCTGGAAAGTCTGGGATCATTCTTTGCGGTCGAGAGCATCTGAACTCCCTGGATGAGTCATCCCTGGAAGAAGTCAAGGCAGCAATAGCCTCGGTCCCATTCCTACAGGAATACTATGAGATTGGGGAGAGGTACATCAGGTCCAAGGATGGCAGGATCAACTATGCCTTTTCAGGGCTCAGGCGCAACATAGACAGCATCAAAAGTAAGGCGAGGCTTTTATTGGCCTGGGTAGATGAAGCGGAGTCAGTAACCGAGACAGCCTGGCAAAAGCTTGTTCCTACAGTGCGAGAAGAAGATTCAGAGATATGGGTAACGTGGAACCCCGAGTCAAAAGAGTCAGCGACCCATAAACGGTTCCGCGAAAACCCACCAAATGATTGTATTATCGCCGAGGTTAACTTTTATGATAACCCGTGGTTTCCGGATGTCCTGGAGAAATCCAGGCTAGAAGACATGGAGCGCAGGCCGGAAGTCTACAAGCATATCTGGGAGGGTGATTTCTTGATACACGTTGATGGCGCTTATTACGCGCATGAGATGCTGCAGGCAGCGGACAGGATTACCCCAGTGCCTTATGACCGGCAGGCGTCAGTAATCACGGCCTGGGACTTGGGTATGGCAGATACAACTGTAATATGGTTCGCACAGTATGTTGGTCAGGAAATCAGAATCATAGATTATTATGAAAACTCTGGCCTGGCCCTAGACCATTACGTCAGCGTGCTTAGGGACAAGGGATACAACTACGAGCAGCATATTCTGCCGCATGATGTCAGGGTCAAAGAACTTGGCACAGGTAAATCAAGAATGGAGGTGCTGCAATCCCTTGGTCTCAATGGGGTTGAGGTGGCTCCTATGCTACCTGTAGAAGACGGGATCCAGGCGGTCAGGACAATGCTGGATAGGTGTTGGTTCGATGCTGAAAAGTGCGAGAGAGGGATAGACGCCCTACGCCAGTACCGCAGAGATTGGGATGAGAACGGTAAAGCATGGAGGGGTAGGCCTCATCACGATTGGTCATCTCATGCTGCAGACGCATTCAGATATCTTGCAGTAGGATACAAGCCTAAGCATGTATGGGGCAGTCCAATCCGCAGGAACATTCAAGGCATAGCATAATAAATATGTGTTAAACTTTAGCGCATGGCAGAATATATGCCTTTTCAAGATAGATCGCTATTCGATAGAATTGGCTCAATAGCGAAAGGCGCCACCCTGCTTCCAAAATATTTTGGTGGTGACCCATATCTCAGGCACCAATTTAACCAAGACAGATACGTTGAAGATCTGGCACAGAGGTTCCCTGGGCCTAGAGTTAGTGGAGGCTTATTAGATTCAGCTATTAACTATGCTGGGGCATATGATTGGTCAGCAAGGCCAGAGGTGTCTCCGAAGGACGCCAGGGATATGGCGTTGGCATATCAAATGTATGATTCTATGTTCCGAGATTTCGGAGGGCGCATTCCTGAAGAGGAAGAGCTAGACTATATTCAAAACATGGTGGGAGTTGAGGCAGGCATAAAGGACCGTGAGAAGGGCTACAGGATGCCATACAATGACCTGTTAGACGCTGCGGCAAGATACGCAGAAGAATATACTAAGAGTAAAAAATAATGGCTAAGAAAAGACTCAATGAGGAGCTACTTTCCAAGGACGCACAAAGGCTGGCGCTGCTCAACCAATATGGGTCCGTCATTGAGCCTTTAGAGCCAACGATAAGAGATCGGCTGTTCAATTCCCTGTTCGACTTAATGGGGGGCAATGAGGCGACCGGGCAAGAAAGAAATCGCGTACTGCGTAGAGCAAACCTCGGTGTAGATGTATCTGACTTCACGCCCATTGGTATACTGTCTGACGCATCGCAGGGCAGGGCGGATTATGCTGAAGGTCGCCCACTGTCTGGCACTGTTAATATGGCTATGGCTGCTCTTGGTGCAACACCTGCAGGAAAGCCGATTAAGACAGCTGCCCAGGCAAGGAAGGCCGGCGTATTGGTCAAAAAACAAAAAAGCCCTTATGCGTTAAGTAACATAGACCCAAGGTACTCACCTAGATACAGCCCTAGCAAGGGGATGAGCGGCGCAGAACAGACCGCAATGGCACCTGGAATCTTCCCCACTATAGAGTCCAGAAATCTAGGTATACCTACAGTTAGTATATTTGACTTTGAAGGTAGGCCGTTTATGACCACAATGTCAGATAGGACAGCAGCAGGCGGTCTACTTACAGGCTTGAATGGGGTGAACTTTAATAATCCTGTAAACCTTAGAGGCGGCCAGGACTACATGTTTGACCTCATGAACAGCGGCCAAGTCTGGGCATCAGACCCGAAGGTAGTAGAGCAGATGATGGCTGCCGCAAAAGATCTTGGTGAATCGCCACTATTTTTACCTTGGCGTATGGCGCCTAGTGGTGGAGACTACGCAACGATGACGGCAGAGACAATGGTCAAGTACGCAAATCAGAGTATGGGTGCAGAGGATATAAGTCGCCTAAACAAAATAATTAGAGAAGATGGCGTAAACGTAACAGTTAAGCGTAAGGATCCCAAAAACCCAGAAAAATACATAACCGTCAAAATTAATGTTAAGGTTCCTGAGTTTCTTGGTTTAGAAAATCCACTTGCTGGGGAGCAGATGAAAGACCTCACAGGCAATCAGCGCAAGGCAATCCTAAATATAATGGACACGAAAGGTAGAGACAGCGGAGGGCTTTCACTATCTCAGGCTAGGCTTGCTGTCAGCGACCAACTTCAACTAAACGCTATGGATGCCGGTCTACAGAATGTGGGCAGTGTAAATACTCAAAGAGGTATATTAGATATATCTGGCCACCCAACATATGGTGCAGGCCTGCCAGGAGAAGGAATTGGAAGGCTTCAAGAAGATATCGGTGTATACGAGTTACTGCCAGAATTGGCTAGATTTAGGGCGGCTAATGCTAAGACATCAACAGCACTACAGAACCCATTGATGCCATCAGCAACAGATAAGAGAGCCTTGCAGATGAAGCCTTACACGGGAATTTTAACTGAAGATACGCTCCGCGCTATTCAAAATCGAATGGCTTCTCAGCGATAAGAAAGTATTCAGGCTTAAATAAAGCGGCGGTTTCTTTGTCGCATACTTCCTCAAGTTTTTCGACAACTTGCTCTGTTGTCATCAATGGGCGCCCTATCAGAGACATCCTAACTTCAACGCGAAACAAGGGTATTGAGAGTTCCTCTGGGATCTCTGCATCAGTGTTAATAACTGGAAATAATTTCATAAACAACCTCCCGGAGGCCGATTATATAATTGGCTAACGTAAAAATAAACCTATTTGGTGCTATACTCTGTCCATAAACAGGGTAGAACCAATGGCTATAACTACATATACAGAACTCAAGGCAAGCATCGCAGATTTCCTGAACCGGGACGATCTGACGTCCGTTATACCTGATTTTATCTCCCTGGCCGAAGCCCAGATGGAGCGTGAAATACGTCACTGGCGCGGTCAAAAGCGGGCTAACATCACTATAAATTCTAGGTACACATCAGTACCAGCTGACATGATACAACCTGTCAGATTGCACTTAGATGACGGTCTGAGCAGCGGGTTAAATCTAACCAGCCTAGACTCAATGCTTGAATACCGCGTTAATACTGGAGATGCCCAGGGCAAGCCCAGGTACTACGCCATTAACGCCGAAAGCATCGAAGTATTCCCAACACCTGACGCATCCTACACAGCGGAATTTCTATATTACGAAGAGATAGAGAAGCTTTCCGCAAGTGTCGCGTCAAACTGGATATTGAATTATCACCCTGACATATATCTTTACGGCGCATTACTGCAGTCAGCGCCATACTTAAAAGACGATGCCAGGATACAGGTATGGTCCGTGCTATATGCTGGTGCAGTTGGGTCAATCAATAACGAGAGTAATAAATCAAAAGCTAGTGTCTCAGGCCTGAGACTCAGAATACGGTCCTACTAGCCAGGAATCGAGGTAAATTAAATGGCTGATACAACTACCACTACCTATTCGCTCACGAAGCCCGAAGTCGGCGCATCTGACGATACCTGGGGAACCAAATTAAACACAAACCTTGACGCCTTGGATGGTCTCCTGGACGGCACAACGCCTGTATTGGGCATTGATATAAACAGTGGAACCATAGATAACACTACGGTTGGTGCCACGACAGCAAGCACAGGATCTTTTACAACCCTCAGTGCGTCTGGGACATTCTCTGCTGTTGGTGGGGCTACTTTTAGTTCCAATGTCACGGTTGGAGGAAATCTTAGTGTTACAGGCGATGCGACAATATCTGGCAATCTTACTTTTGGTGATGCTGCTACAGACACGATTAACCTGGCTGCCGACATTGCGTCCAACATACTGCCATCTGCTGACAATACCTATGACATTGGCGCTACTGGTGCAGAGTGGAAAGACATCTATATTAATGGTGTTGCGTATGTTGATTCTATTGATTTGGCTGGCACTGCTATTACCGCTACTGGTGCTGAACTTAACACCCTCGATGGCATCACAGCTGACGTCACAGAACTTAACTACACTGATGGCGTTACCTCCAATATACAGACACAGCTTGATAATAAGCAGCCTCTCAGTGCTGTTCTAACAGCCACCACAGCGTCTTTTACTACTGCTGACGAAACTAAACTAGATGCCATAGAAGCTGGTGCTACAGCAGACCAGACAGCCTCTGAGATACTGACTGCTGTTAAGACAGTAGATGGAGCTGGCTCTGGGTTAGATGCTGACCTCCTTGATGGCAATGAAGCCACAGCATTTGCTACTGCTGCACAAGGTACACTGGCTGACTCAGCATTACAGTCAAGTGACATAGGCGTAAGTGTACA